TGTATTTCCCTTTGTAGTGCTGGCCACGGAGCTTCATTCTTGCCGTTAGTACCGCCTACTAATCCCCATACATGTTTTTGTTTGCTTTGTGTGCGATGTAATAATAAAAACCGTTGTGTTTTAAGTGAATAAAACAAGGCACCACTGCATATAATTTCTTGACTCATGCAAGTACTTATTTTAGAGTGACAGGCGCCAGGTGCCTTTTCGGTATTCGCCTTCGAATGAAAGTATCCATTCTGTACCAGTCCATCTGTACTGTACACCAGTATTTAGGTTGGTTATATATTTTGTTGCTGTTCCGGAGTCTGTACTAGCGTCAAATACAACACTCCAAGCAGTACCAGACCATTCTACTATGTCATTTTCTCCTGCTACAAAGTCTGTATTATCTGCATTTTTCCATGCATCTGGACCATCGTATCCTGCTTCACCTACATTAGAACTTGTATTGATATCTCCTAGTAGTAATAACCTAAGACCAGCCGCTTTTGCATCAGTCGGATTATACTTACCTGGGTCAATAATAAAGTCTATTGATCCTGTGTTATTTCTTCCTGCTGGACTAGGTAATGTTGTATTTGTAGGAATAGTATCTTCGTCCCAAGCAACAACTAATTGACTTTCATCTAACGTATTAATAGTTACTGTTCCGTTAACACTTATACTTGTATCTTCACCTGCTAGTATCTTACGCTGTAATTGTAACTGCGATAACCCTGCTCTATATTCTCCAGGTAATACTTCAAGTAGTTTAGTCCAAGTTACTGTACCTGTTTTTCCTCTATCAATTATTTGTGCAATATTGTTCATTACAACCATATCATAGTCTTTATACGTAGCAGTAGTAACTGAAACATTCAACGAATCTCTTTCGGTACGTTTATTCTGTTTATTCATTGTTGCTCGTTCCGGCGGACTATCAGAATATGCTTTTAATTCAGGTGTACTATTTCCTAAGTTAATAGTTCCATTTGATTCATCAAATATACTCATAATTACGTTTGTTATAATACCAAGTTTTTTAACTTTAGCAGGCATATTAATGTATATTGGTGTTGTAAAACTAAGTTGTGCAATATCAATTTCAGATTCTGTACCAATTGGAATACTTCTACTACTAAAACTAGTTCCAGTTAATTCTACGCTAGTTAAACTACTCCAATCAACATAGTTATCAGTAGTTTGTATCTCTAAACTAGGATTAAACAACATTAATAGTTGTTCCATAATTTGTAATTTTTGATCTGTGTTAGTTGACCAAATATCTACATTAACATTTAATGTATATGGACTAGGCATTATACGTTCTACTGTATAATTTTTACCTTGTGTATTTAAATACTCCTTACCAGAATCGTCATAAGCACGTTCTCTAATATGTACTTTACTAGTAAAAGAACTATCACTAGTACGTGATCTATCTTGCTCTAACCCTGTAATATATACTGACATACGTGGCGCACTTGGTATTTTGTTTTCTGAGTTATCTCTTAAAATATGACCAACTTGACGTGTAATATCACCATACATAACAGGTACTTGGACAATTTTGTCGTCACCGTCTTTGTATGAGAAGTTACTAAACAGTCTTACTAACTGAGTAACATATCTACGTATTTGTCCATCATAAAAATGTTGCATTAATTATCTGCCTTGGGTCTAAGAGCTTCGCCTAACCCTTGTCTTTCTTTTACAGTATCTCCTGCAATAGTTGATTCTTTTGTATTGTTAACAAAGCCACTACGTTGTGTAGACTTAGTATCAGTATTAGTCATTGTCATTCTTACATTATCTTCCATCTTAACCCATCTTCTTCCGTCGTATCTAAATAATCTATTTGGTAACATATCAATTCTTAAGAAATAATCTCCCTCAACTTGACTAAGTGGGAAACTAATACCGCTTCCAAACGCTTCTCCATTAGGTGCTAGTCCGTCACCAATTATATAACCTGTATAGCCCTCACGCTCAGGTGTTTGGTTAACTCTATCTGCTAATTCGTTTTGTGTACTTGCATCAAGTTCACTACTGTCAGTTGTTACTAATTCTGGTTCACCTCTATCATCAACTTGTAGAGTATACAAATGACTAGTGTCATAACCTGCTTTAGGAGCATCAGCTTCTGCCTGCGAAATAATAGCATTATTAATTTGCATTTCTTTATCGTAAGTACTGAGTACATTACGTAATGTTTGTGACGATCCTTCTTCTGCTGGCAAATCAAGTATCTCTTTAAACTCTTGACTATCAACAATTTGTTTCATCTTTACACGATATAAGTGTGGATACCAAGTTGGTGAAAAGCCTTCGCTTGCTCTGTTAACATCTTCAACAACGTAGTAACGTTTTAACGCTACACTAAAATCGTTTAGGGCGTTTTCGTCTTTTAAGTGTGGAAGTTCAATAACATCACCAGACATAATTTTACGTCCTAGTGTTTTTACGCTATAATTGATTGGTATAGTCATAAAAATAATATCATTTTGTAGGAACAAACCAAATTGGCTCATATCAAAATCTACATCTGAAACACTATATATACCACGCATTGTGTAAATATCAGGATCGTATTTACGATCTCTGTTTTCCATAAACAGCATGTCTTGTATATTAGTCTCTTTGACAGCATCATACTGCGGCTGATCAGCTGTAGCACTTGCTTCATCTGGATTCTTAGGGCCTAAATACTTGTGTACAAAGACGTCGGTACCTCCGACGGTAAACATTTCTGTTATAGTCTTATCTATGAATGTGTAATCTTTCCCTCTTTCGGGTTTGTATAAACTAAGTCTCGGCATAACAATAGTATTTATCGTAACGCATAAATACATTGTACGGAGAAGATGCATGTCAACAAACATTAATACAAAAAAACAAGAAGTTTTCAAATACGTAGAACTGAGTCTCGGCGGTGGAATGATCGATGTTGAACTCGATCCAGAGCATTATGAAAGTGCCCTTAACACAGCGTTTACTAAATTTAGACAGCGTAGCGAAAATAGTGTTGAAGAATCATACGTCTTTTTGCCTACAGTAATTGATCAAAATGATTATATACTACCAACTGAAGTAATGGAAGTTAGACAAATCTTTAGAAGATCAATTGGATCACGAACCGGCGGCGGTGATGGCGGTACATTGTTTGAACCATTTAATATGGCATATACAAATACATATCTTTTAGCAAGTAGTAACATGGGTGGACTAGCAACTTATAATGCATTTGCAGGATATCAAGAATTAGTAGGTAGAATGTTTGGATCATTTATTGAATTTAAATGGAATAGATCAAGTAAGAAACTTACAATCTTACAACGTGCCCGTGCAGAAGAAGAACTATTACTAGAATGTTACAACTACAGACCAGACTTTGAATTATTAGATGACTATATGGCTGTACAATGGATTAAAGACTATACACTTGCAAAGTGTAAATATATGCTAGGCGAAGCACGTAGTAAATTTGCTACAGTTGCAGGCCCACAAGGAGGCACATCTTTAAACGGTGATGCTCTAAAAGCTGAAGCACAAGCTGAAATGGAAAAACTTGAACAAGATCTAGCACTAGCAGTAGCTGGCGGCGTAGGTTACGGCTTCACAATCGGTTAAAATAATACTTGACATCTGCTAAATTATAACGTATAATATACATTATAAATTAAGGATTCATTATGATTATTGGAATTTGTGGACTCATCAGTTGCGGTAAAGGCACAGTAGCAGACATTCTAGTTGACGACCACAGCTTTGAAAAGATTAGTTTTGCAGACAAACTTAAAGATGCAGTATCTTTAATGTTTGATTGGCCACGTGACATGCTTGAAGGTGAAACTCCAGATAGTCGTTATTGGCGTGAGCAAGAAGATACATTTTGGACAAAAGAAACAGGACGTAGTGTAACTCCAAGATTAGTATTACAGGAGTTTGGTACTGACTGCATGCGGAACGGATTCTACGATGGTGTTTGGGTAAGTTTTGTTAAGAAAACTATTGTTGATAATCCTAATAAGAACTTTGTTATTCCTGATGTACGCTTTGAAAACGAAGTAGAAGTTATTAAAAGTATGGGCGGAAAAGTTTGGTGTGTTAAACGTGGACCAGACCCTGTATGGTTTAGACAATATCAAGACTTAGGCATCGAACCAACTGATGTACACCCAAGCGAATGGCGATGGGCAAAAGCATCATTTGAACATAATATATATAATGAAGGAACTATTGCAGATCTTAAAAGTCAGGTAAAAGGTCGCCTTGTTTCCACTTTGCGCCTTGCTTCTGCATCAACCGTTGACAGTTCGCACAGATAGTTTTTAAGTTACTACGCAACGTATTATTTAGATCACCGTCTATATGATATACATTAAACTGCTCTTTATGACTACTATGGTAGTTACATTTTTCACAAGTATCTAACTGTCTATAACCAGCACGATGCCATTTAGGTATACCCCACATTTTTTTGCCGTGATGTAAACAAGTATCACATTGTCTACGATAGAATGTTTTACCATCCTTTTTGTAGTTTACTGCCGCAGGTCTATATCCGCATTCGCATAAAGGTCTCATATTGTATTTACCTACCCTTTGTGGTACCTTTTTATGGGGGTTTTGATATATGTTTTTGAAGAAATCATATAAATACTTTTAACAGTTGTTATAACAGGAGAACTTAAATGGCTTTAATATCACCAGGTGTACAAGTTAGCGTAATTGACGAGAGTTTTTACACACCAGCAGAACCAGGTACTACTCCAATGCTTTTTGTTGCTTCAAAGCAAGATAAACAAAACGCGGCAGGAACAGGTACAGCAAGAGGTACTACAAAGGCAAATGCCGGAGTACCATTTTTAATTACATCACAAAGAGATTTATCAGACACGTTCGGAGATCCATACTTCCAAACAGATGCTAGTAACAATCCAGTAAATGGCGGCGAACTAAACGAATACGGTTTACAAGCGGCATATTCATATTTGGGTGTTAGCAACAGAGCATTTGTTGTAAGAGCAGATGTTGATCTAGACGAACTAAGCCCAAGTGCAAGTGCACCAGCGGCAAATCCAGCAAACGGAACATATTGGTTTGACACAGCATTAACAAAATACGGAATATTTGAGTGGAACGGCAATGCCGTAACTGTTACTGGTGGACAGTCATTCACTAATAAAACTCCATTAGTTATTACAAATAAAGTTAATCTAGTTGGCGAAACTAACACAGGCGCTCCAAAAGGTGCAGTAGGTGCAGTAGGCGACTATGCAGTAGTAACAACAACTACTACTAACAAAGTGTACTACAAAAATACTTCAGGTGCATGGGTTAAAGTAGGAACAGCTGATTGGGTTAAGAGTTGGCCAACTGTAACAGGTACTGCAACAGGTACTCATACACTAGGACAAACTATTGTAATTAACGGAACAACTTTAGCGGCAACAGGAACAACAATTACACAGTATGCGGCTGATATTACAGGCGCAGGTATTACAGGTGTAAGTGCAAGTGTTGTAGACGGAAAATTAAACATCTTTGGTGACGGTACAAATACAACTGACGGTTCAACAGATGATGACGGTGCGATTGCTATTTCAGCAGGTGCTTCAGGTACACTACTAGCAGACTTAGGTCTAACAGCAGGAACTTACTATTCACCAGCATACGAAATTGCTCCACATACAGCAGTTCCAGGATTTAAAACAGCTGATACAAAAACAAGACCTACAGGAAGTGTTTGGTTTAAAATAACTGACGCTAATTTAGGTGTACAAATGAAAGTTAAAGCATTCAATAGTACTACTAAGTTATGGGAAGACAAACCAGCTCCTGTTTATAAGACACACCAAGCGGCTATCTTTAATTTAGATAAAACTACTGGTGGACTTGGGCTTGCATTAGGTCAATTATATGTACAAGCACATACTACTGAAGCAGAAAATGAAGAATTTGATTTTACAATTTTTGCAAGAAACAGTTCAACTGCAACTTCGATTACTTCAAGTGCAGTAGCAACACAGTTAAGCAGTCAGTCATACGGTTTCCAAATGTCAGAAAGTATTGTTGGACAAGCGGCTATGGCAACAGGTAAAGCATTAAGTGTAACAGCAACAGGCGCGGCAAGTGACGCAGACTTAATTGCAGATGCAATTAACGCGGCAGGCTTTGTTAATATTGTTGCAAGTGTAGATGCAAGTAACAGAGTTATTATCCAGCACAACGATGGCGGAGAAATCCACATTAAAGATACAAATGGTGCATTAGGATTAATTGGCTTTGCGGCATTTAACTATACAACAAAAGCAGGAACTGCAAACTTATATGCGGCTCCAACAGGTGATGCAACTTATGACTTCCATGCTTCAAACTGGAAGATCTTAACACAAACTGCAAGTGCAAATGCTCCAACAGCATTAACAACTGATGGTGCATTATGGTACAACAGTATTGTTGACGAAGTTGATATTATGGTACACGATGGTAGTACATGGAAAGGTTATCAGAACGTTTACAGTTCAGCTGATCCTTTAGGACCAATTGTAAGTGCAACAGAACCAACTACACAACAAGACGGTTCATCTGCACTAGTAACAGGTGATATTTGGGTATCAACAGCAGACTTAGAAAACTATCCACAAGTACACAAATATAATTCGGACTTAGCAAAATGGTTAGCATTAGACGAAGGCGACCAAACATCAGAAGATGGTATTTTGTTTGCTGATGCACGTTATGGTACAAGTGGCGGAACAGCTACACTAGCACCAAGCGGAACTATTCCAGAACTATTAGTTAGTGATCATTTAGACACTGATGCTCCAGATCCTGCACTATATCCAAAAGGTATGTTGCTTTGGAACTTACGTAGAAGTGGATTTAACGTTAAGAAATTTGTACGTAATCATATAGATGTTACCCAGAAAAATATTAGAATGGGCGATGTGAGTATGGCGGCTTATTATCCACACAGATGGATAACTGAATCAGCTAACCAAGTTGATGGTTCAGGTAGCTTTGGACGTAAAGCACAGCGTAAAGTTATTATACAAGCATTACAAGCAATGGTTAACAGTAACCAAGACATTAGAGATGACGAGTCAAGATTATTCAACGTAATGGCGGCACCAAGTTATCCAGAATTAATTGGCGAAATGATTTCACTAAACAACGATAGAGGTTTAACAGCATTTATCGTAGGTGATAGTCCAGTAAGACTTAAGAGTGATGGAACTACATTAAATAATTGGGGTTCAAACACTGCATTGGCTGTTGAAGATAATGACAATGGTGCAGTTAGTAGAGACGAATACTTAGGTATGTTCTACCCGAGCTTGTTTACAAGTGATAACGCAGGTAACAATGTTGTTGTTCCACCAAGTCACGGTATTCTAAGAACACTAGCATTGAGCGATCAAGTATCGTTTCCATGGTTTGCACCAGCAGGTACAAGACGTGGTGGAATTACAAATGCAAGTGCGGCAGGATATGTAGATGCAGAAGGCGAATTTAAGTCAATTGCACTTAATGAAGGACAACGTGATACACTTTATGCTAACAACATTAACCCAATTACATTCCTAACAGGAGCAGGACTTGTTAACTTTGGTCAAAAGACAAGAGCAAAGAACGCAAGTGCATTAGACAGAATCAACGTAGCAAGACTAGTAATTTACTTGAGATCACAACTTAAGAAACTTGCTAAACCTTACATCTTTGAGCCAAATGATAAAATCACACGTGATGAGATCAAGGCGCAAGCAGACAGCTTAATGCTAGAGCTAGTGTCACAAAGAGCGTTATATGACTTCCTAGTTGTATGTGATGAGTCTAATAATACTCCAAGCAGAATTGATAGAAATGAACTATACTTAGACATAGCTATTGAACCTGTTAAAGCAGTAGAGTTTATTTACATTCCGCTGAGATTGAAAAATACAGGCGAAATTAGTGGACTATAATCAGATAAATAAAAGTAACAGGAGCATATAATGGCAATTTCAACACTTTCAAAATTAACAGTACCACTAGATAGTAACGCAAGTGCATCTAATCAAGGTTTGTTAATGCCCAAACTACAGTATCGCTTTAGAGTGAGCTTAGAGAACTTTGGTGTATCGAGTCCGTCAACAGAGCTAACAAAACAAGTTATGGACGTAACAAGACCTAACGTTAGTTTTGATCAAATGACGGTTGATATTTACAACTCCAGAGTTTATCTAGCTGGTAAGCATACTTGGGAACCAATTACACTTAACTTGCGTGAAGATGTTAGCAACAACGTACAGAAAATGGTTGGTGAACAACTTCAGAAACAGTTTGATTTCTTTGAACAGTCAAGTGCGGCAAGTGGTGCAGACTACAAGTTTGTTACTAGAATTGAAATCTTAGACGGTGGTAATGGAGCAAATGCGGCAAGCGTATTAGAAACATTTGAACTATACGGTTGTTACTTAGAAAGTACTAACTATAACACACTAAACTATGCAACTTCAGAAGTTGTAACAATAGCGTTAACAATTAGATACGATAATGCGATACAATCACCACAAGGTACTGGTATTGGTACAGCAGTAGGTAGAACTATTAATACTGCTATTACCGGTGGCGGCGCAATCTAAACTAAACAAAATTTAAATTAAGGGGCATTTATGTCCCTTTTTTTATGACTGAATTATCTACTCACTTTACTCAAAAGGCTAAATATTAGTATGAGCTTTTTAAACGGATTTTTAGACAACGTTGTATCTGGGGCATTGAGTCCAAAAGGCAACCTCGCAGACTATCAACATGGTGCAAGACTATTTGTAGACGACAGTTTCAGATTAAGCCCAAAGGTAAAGTTTCTTTACCACGTTACATTTAATATTAACGCAGAAGCGGCCGCAGTTATTCCGCAACTAAGAGAGAAACATTTAAATGAGCTTAATATGCTTGTTAAATCTGCACAGTTGCCTGCATATAACATTCAAACAGATGTAAAACATCAGTATAATAGAAAACGAGTTGTACAAAAACGTATTGATTATCAACCAGTTCAAATAGTTATGCACGATGATAACATGGGTGTTACTACAGCAATGTGGGAAGCATACTATAGATACTATTATAGAGACGGAAATTATGCCGCTACAAAGCCAGCTGGTGCACCAGAATCTGGATCAGCAATACCTGAATATAATAGAGGTAATATTTTTAGTGGAATGGCCGGCAAACAATATAGATACGGTTTTGATAATGATAGCACTGCTCCATTTTTTGATAGTATTACTATTAGTCAGATGGCTCGAAAAAATTACACATCATTCCAATTAATTAATCCAATTATATCTGGATGGCAACACGACACCATGGACAACAGCGTAAGTGATCCTGTGGCAAGTACAATGACAATTGATTATGAAACAGTTCATTATAGTAGAGGTCCAATTGGTAACGGCGGGCCAAAAGGGTTTGCTGAAGAACATTATGATAAAACACCAAGTCCAAACTCACTAGCAGGTGGAGGTGCATCTAGTTTACTAGGCATAGGCGGAGTACTAGCAGGAGGCTTTGGAGTATTAAGTGATATCACTGGGGGTACAGCAAACTTTGGTACAGTATTAAAAGCGGCAAATACACTACAAAATGCAGGCGGATTAAATGCCGCTGGTGTTAAAGGCGAATTATTAGGCAGTGTAGTTAGTAGTATCGGAAAAACAGCAGGAATTGATGTAAGTGGAGTTGCAGGAGTTATTACACCAAATGGTAGCGGAGGAGGCTCAGCAAAAACTGCGGCACTAGCGGCGGCTATTGTTGGAGGAGGCTCGTTATTAAGTAATGCACTAGCATCTGGAGCAACAAAATCAAAAACAAGTACAGTGTCATCAAATGCACCAACTGGTCCAAGAGACCCTGGAAACCCAAATAATATTGGGCTTTAGAAAAGATATAGGAACATAATGGATAAAGTACAATTAAATTTACCAGTAAAACAACCAAACTCAAGTGCTAGTGATGTAAAAAGATATTTTAATACTTACTATCAAAAACAATTAGCATATCCAAGCAATGAAGTAGATGCTGTAATAGGTTTCTTAGAATCAAAAGGTTTTGATAGACCTGCGGCACAGTCTACTGGCGCTATTCTTTTACAACAAGCAAAGTTAGACAACGTTAAAATATTTGAATTATTAGATACATTGAAATCATTAGATAAACTACAGCTTAGTGTTGCTGTTGCAACTGTACTGAATTTTAATAGACAAAAAATTAGTACATTAGGATTTAGAGTAACTAATACAAATACTCCGTTAGAAGCAAGAAACATAATGGGTTGAACCCATGGCACGTTTTGCACAAGGAAAATTTGAACCTAAAAACCCAGACAAATATGTAGGACGTAAAACGCCAACTTATCGTAGTAGTTGGGAATTTGCGTTTTGTAAATTTTGCGATGAGAACCCATCAATACAAGCATGGGCAAGTGAAGCAGTAAAAATACCATATAGAAATCCGTTAACAGGTAAACAAACAATATATGTTCCTGATTTTTTTATACAATATAAGACTAAAAAGGGCAGAAATATGGTCGAACTTATAGAAGTAAAACCAGATAACCAAGTTACAATGGAATCAGCTGGCAAATCTAAACATAATCAATTAGCAGTTGCATTAAATATGGCTAAATGGGAAGCCGCAAGAGCTTACTGTAAGTCTAAAGGAATGTCTTTTAGAGTGGTTACAGAAAAGGACATGTTCCACAACGGAAAACGATAAATAATAGTAGCAGTTAATGTGAGTATATAATGACAAAGAAATTAGAAGAACTACTTGATCTACCTGATAGTAAAGAAATTATCAAACAAGATCAGAAAAAAGCCAGCAAAGAAGTAGTAGCTCAACAGAACGAAACCTTACGAGATATTGCAGAATTTGATAAAATATCAGCCGCACTACCCGCAGTTAAGGGATTAGGTGAAATGGCTGACACAGAGCTAAATGAAGTTGCTCAAAAAGCCATGGATGCATATGATGATCTAATG